ACACTCAAAAGACTGAGGATACGGAGTTTGTATGGAATGGTCAAGACTACCAGCTATTTGATACCGCTAACTATCAGGGGGCAATGTTCGCCGTCAATGGTATCACTATTCCTTTTGTCACAACCAATATCGGGATGCAGTTTCAGACAATTTCAGATATAGACTCGGTGGTTGCTGGTCCTCCAGCATCTGCTAGAATCACAATTGGAACCCATCCACTTGTTGTAGGAGACTGGGTATTTATCAATGAAGTCACAGGAAATACGGGGATCAATTTCCAGACGGGATATGTAACTGCTATTGCTGCGACCACGATTACAGTAACTTTTCCGGCAGCAACTCTTGGGGGGGCTTATGCTGATTTTGGTATCGTACAGTTTCTCACAAACAACTCTAGCGGTACTACAGATTGCATAAAGTGGTACGATGGAAATCCAAGAACTTCCAATAACGGTTGGGTTAACTTCTGTCCTCCACTTAGTGAAGAGACTTGGAGCGTTGCGGATGTCCCGGAAGCACAATATTACTTAGTTGGCGCTAGAAAGATTAAAGCTTTTAAAGATAGACTCTTATTTTTTGGAGCTGTTATCCAAGCAAGTTCAGGCTCTCCAATTTACCTTCAAGATACTGTAGTCTATAGCGCTAATGGAGTTCCATACTATACGGCTTCTTTTACTGGGGACGTATCTCTTCCTACTACGGATTTTACTCAGCATCTGGTTCCCGACAATCAAACAGCCTTTCCACCCTCTTGGTTTGAAGACCAAGCAGGATTCGGGGGATATGTCCCAGTGGGAATCAATCAAAGAATCAATACCGTTGAAACGAATGACGATGTGCTTATAGTAGGACTTACCTCTCGTCAAGTGAGACTTATCTACACTAGTGTAGATCTTTTGCCATTCCAGTTCTATGAAATTGACTCAAGCCTAGGCTCTTCAAGTCCTCAATCAACTGTTAACATTAATGACACCGTGGTTTCGAGAGGAGATCGTGGGTTTGTCGCAACGGTACAGACTCAGGCCGCAAGGTTTGATGAAGCTATTCCAGAGCAGATCTTTCAAAGCAGGCTTAGCGACAATGGAACAGAAAGAATCCATGCTATCAGGGACTTTATACATGAATGGGTTTACTTTTCTTATCCCTCTAATTCCATTACCACAAATGAAAAATTTCCTAATGCTACCTTGCAATATAACTACATAGATAAAAGCTGGGGCCTACTTTACGAATCTTACACCGCCTACGGAACGTTCACTAAAAGAACAGGCTACACGTGGGCTACAGTAGGAAACGTTTATCCTACATGGAATGTTTGGAATGACCCTTGGAATTCGGGACAATCGACTCTTTTACAGCCCCAAGTTCTAGGGGGTAATCAGCAAGGGTTTGTTCTCGTCAAGGGAGTGGGAACAGGAGAGGGAAACTCTCTTACTATCACCGATATCTCGGGTAATACCATAACGAGCCCTAATCATGGACTAAATACAGGGGACTATATCGTTATCTCGGGAGTTCTTGGTACTAACGTAGATGCCATCAATGACAAGATTTTCTCTATTGAAAGACAAAACACCGACACCTTCACTCTCAATCTCCCTCTTGCTGAAACTGTCACCTATACAGGAGCTGGCCTTATCAAGAGAATGTATATACCATTCATTCAGTCTAAACAGTTTGCAACCGACTGGGAAGAGGCTAGGAAAACAAGGCTGGGCCCACAACAGTATTTGCTTTCTTCTACTGCTAATGGACAAGTGACTCTTTACATTTATCTAAGCATGGATTCTAGCCATCCTTACAACCAGGGCCCCATTTATCCCCTTCCTACTACTAATGGGGCTCTAATCTTCAATACGGTTCTTTACACATGTCCTGAGAGCACCAACTTAGGTCTTACCCCCGCTAATATAAATCTTCAAATGCCAACAGCTTTTAACCAGGAGCAAATATGGCATAGAATCAATACTTCTCTTCTTGGAGATGTGGTACAATTTGCCATCACAATGGATGATGAGCAGATGAGAGACGAGGACTTTAAAAACCAGTTTTCCGAGATAGAATTTCATGGGGCGATATTGGATACAAGCCCTAGTGGGTACTTAGCATGAACAACGCGCTTCATAACAGGTCCCCTTTTCTTCAGACTCAAAGAGAGTTTCCTAACAATATCGAAGCTCTTGCAAAGGAAGTCTTTAGGGCTTATGTCGATATAGCGATGAAGTCTAATGTAAAAGTGATTGGTACATATGCGGTAAATAAGCCATCCATTACGGGAGAGAGTTGGTTTATTTCTTCAGTTCCTTTGCAGTCACAAAGGCAGCTTTACCCGATTGAAGACTTAACCGGCCCCTATCCCCATGGGTTAGACTTTTCTCAAATAGATAGCTTTAGCAAAATATATGGTACAGCTACAGATGATACAAACTGGTATCCAATTCCTTATGTATCTCCCACAGCTGCCGAACAAATTCAAATAGTGGTAGATCCTACAAATATTGTACTTACTGGGGGAGGGTCAGCTCCTACTATAACATCGGGGTATGTGGTACTTGAATGGCTAGTCAGAACGTCCTCCACATAGTAATACCAGGGGTACCTGTGGCCCGTGAGAGGCCCAGGTTCTCTAAATTTGGCACTTACGACAAGCAGGGAAGCGTTAAAGAGTTCTATCGTCTTTCTATACTCAATCAGCTTCCAAAGGGCTTTAACGTGCTTACAGGCCCTATTTCATTGATTCTGTTATTTGAGTTGCCCATCCCCAAACATACATCAAAAAAGAAAACTTTAACCCTGATCGGCACTCCTCATGTAAAGAAACCAGATATAGATAATCTTTACAAAATGCTAGATGCCTACAATGGAGTCCTTTGGATGGACGATAGCCAAATTCATACCGTGACCATGAGAAAAATGTATTCAGAAAATCCCAAAACCAATTTAATTGTTGAATATGAAGGAGATACCAGAGAATAAATGGGTTGACTTCCCCGAGCCATTCGATTTACTCTTTTTAAGAGTGGTTATTCCAGGAAGTAAAAAATCCCTCATCATTTCTGGTTGGTGGAATGGGAATAGTTTTGAAGGTCAAAAATTATCAAGAGCCATGACCGTGACTCATTGGGCTAGAAATGTGTAGGAACGTATGATTATCACTAGATTTTGCCCTATAGACTTGTATCTCGATTTCACCGAACACCTTAATGAAAAGGGGTACACAATCATTGAGGTGAATACTCTTTCTGACATGGTCCAAGTTAAGTACACTATCCCCAATATGGTGAATATGCTCTTTGATGACACGATTAGACCAGGAGATACCAGTGAGTGAGAAATACGGCACCCATGACATGCTAATAGTCTGTTCCTTTAGGTACTGCCTTGGTCGGGGGAGTTATATGGTATGGCGCTTTGTAAGTTTTTTACAGGATCATTGGGACGAATTACTTCCTACTACTCATAAGATCATTCACAAAGAGATTAAAGAGGCCTTGGACGAGGAGAGACTAGACGATTGGAGCAACGCGCCTCTATGGATGAAGATTTTAGAACTAAAGGTTGACGTTTAAACGCCTACATTAAAACAGGTTGGGATTTAAAGTATCAATTCATCTAACCGTAGGCGTTTCTTTTAAAGAGTTAAAACATGATTAGACCAGACAATACATACATGCTTCAGGTCGACTGGCAGGAAGACGGTAGAAGATTCAGGCAGTACATTCACTTGTTCGACGTCATACACAACGGTCTAACAGAAATAGTCGTAAGGAAGTCATTGCCTCGTGAAATGGTCATTTCTCATATCCCAGAGGATGCTGTTTTCACCCTTGTTACTACAGGTGAGCCGCCAAGACGTCCTCATGTTGGAAAAATTAAAAAGAGAAAGCCTAAAGATGGTACTCTAAGAAACTTTGATGAAAGATGGATTAACAAAGGATGTTGGGGATCATGAGCGAACAACACGAGAAATTACAAGGCGAGTTTTTTAAAGCCCTGACGAATAGGATGGAAGAGATTTCAGTGAGTCTACAAAATATCAATGTATCACTGGTAGAAATCTCTGATGGATTGTGTGATATTCAATTCTGTATCGAAAAAGGGAAAAAAGAGCCCCAGAAGAAGAAAGAGAAGTGATCAGAAAATACACTTGCCAAAGCAAAGACTTCGCCGTTCATTACTCAGGTCACTACCATGAAGGGAATGGAGGCACTATCGTTAACGTCAGTGTTAACAATGGGACTACTACATTTCAGATACGGGACGATACAGCAAAGAAGACTATGCAGGTGATCAATGAAATGGCTACACAAGGGAAAAAATGACAGAGAAAAAAGAGGTCAGCCAAGAAGAAGAATTAAAACAGCCGTCGTCTTCGATTCAATTGGACCTACATTGCAAAATGAACCCTTACCTAGCAACACTAATCTTTTCGTTAACATTCATCTCTTTTGTAACCTTGTTGGTGCTCGTTTTAAGGTTCTTGATTTAGGCTTAAACGCCCGCCAAAACTAGAATCTTCACCCCTAAGTTGATTATCCTTACTGTTAGAGTTGGAATAGCCTCTAGAAGGATTTTCTTCAGAAGCTTAGCCGATACACTAGCAGACTTTACAACGGCAACGTAGTGGCTTCTATGAAGCTGCTCAAGGGCTCTTTGAGCTGCGTTAGTAGTACTTTGGACAACGGTAGTATCTAAAGGCTCGGGAGACTCCACACGAAGCGGTACTTCCCTTGGTCCTTCTGTACTTCCTTTAATAGTAATGTTGACATTGATTATGTTAGGCTGCATAAAGACCCCCTCCTTTGAAATTCACCCCCATTTTAACACGGGGGAATTTGATTCACAAATCACTAAGACTTTGGTCTATAGTAAGACTTTGTGCTATCGTGCCGACTATAGTATAACCCATGTTGTCCAATTGCCAATTCTTAAGAAGTTAATTAAGTGTAAGAAATTCGTTAGAGGTTTTCTTTCATCAAGTCTAAGATGCGCTTATTCATCGCCTGCGGATTCTTTACATGGGCCATCATAGGGATGTTGGGATCGTTTGAGTAAGAAAACCTTACAAACTTCTCCCCACGGAAGTTGAGAAATACATCGTCAATATCTACAGTCCAGCCTAGTGACTCAAGATACCTAACTTTGTTTTCAAAATCTGCGATTCTGCAATGTGTGTAAAATTCATTAGTAATATTATTCATATAACGCCTTTGTATTAAAAGTTTTAGGGGTCCATAGGCTACCACCTTACCCAAATGAAATCAACCTAAATTACATAAAGTGTTACGCTAAACAAAATGGGAGGAATATGGTAACACAAGCAATTAGGACAGGGGTTTGTCCCTACAGGGATTACCCTAGGTACAAGAAGGACTTGGAACAGAATGGGTACAAGGTACTTGGATGCTCCGAACAGAACGAAGAGGGGGAGACTGTGGTTGTCTTTACCTACATAAAGGTCCATAACGCAGCTAGGACCATGTTTAGCCAGTGATATGAATACTACAGGGATAGACCGTTATCAAACGATCACACTCTTTGAGAGCCAGTGTTCGGTAGAGAGATGGCAAAGGGTTAAAAAGAAGCACCAAAGCCATTGTTACGAAATATTGGGCTCTAATAGAGTAGGGGATACGGTGTATTTCTCCTATATCCACCGGATAGACTACATCAATTGTTTGTACTTGCTTTTTGCAAATGAGGATTAGAATATGGAAAAGTACTTAAGCTTGGGGATGGGAATTATTATCATTGTTTCCTTCATTTATGTCTTTAACCATTGGGGTGAAATATGTTAGACTTAAGACCTTACGAAAAACATCTGACTATAGTGGTGATTGTGAGCACAATACTATTTTTTAGTGCTCTCTACTTCTGCTAGAAAAAACAGGGGGATAAAAATGGCCGTTTTAAAGAATTTTGGCCGTATTGTGGCCGAATTAATCAAGAAAACAAAGGGAATGTCCATGACTGGAATATTAATTACTCTCACCATCGTTGCCCTGGCTACAGCGCTTGGCATAGGATCTCAATACTATTGGGGTGATGACAATGCTGTCGAAGAGGCTGCCGAAGATATAATTCAGCAACAAACAGGCCTTCAAGTAGACCTGTCCCCTTCTTCTAAAGAAAAGAAATGAGAGTAGTGTGTACGTCAGACCTTCACGGATATCTACCTGATTTCCCAGAAGGGGACCTGTTGATAGTAACGGGAGACCTTACTATCTATGGGGGCAAGGGGGAAACCATCATGTTTGCAAGGTGGTTAGACTCTAGGCCCTTCAAGCATATCGTCGTCATTGGGGGCAACCATGACAAGTACCTAACCCATCGGGTAAACCCTTTCAAAAGAGCTCATTACCTTCATAATAGTGCGGTGGAGATAGAAGGGTTACGGATTTGGGGATCTCCCTACACGCCTAAATTCCAGTCTTGGTACTTCATGAAGGACCGTGGATACCCGATGAAAGAGAACTGGAAGGAAATCCCTACGGAGTTAGATCTACTACTTACACACGGGCCACCGTATGGAATCCTGGACACTAACATCAATGGCATTAATACCGGTTGTAGAGACCTTCTTGACGCCATTTTTGAAAGACCTCCTCGGTACAATATCTTTGGACACATCCACGAAGCATACGGTACTAAAGAGGTTTTAGGGATAAAAACTAAATTTATGAACTGTTCCTATTTAGATGAGAATTATATTCCAAAGAATCGATTCCAGATCTTTGATCTCTAGAGATTTAAAACTTCCTCATAGCGTGCCCGTCATTAAATCACCAACTTGCCGATAGAGGCCAAATGACCAACTTCTGATAGAGAATGTGTACCGAGTCTTTTTTGTGAGAGATACTAAGTACCACGAATTGCCTCCCTTCAAGCATCGCAACGGTTCTATCGAGCTCTGAAGGCTCTACGACGGACTTGTAGACTTTGTTGTTTTGTATCTTGAACATCGGAAAAACTCACTCCCTAGAGGCCATATTACCCCTAAGTGTGTTAAAAAAAAACCCGATAGGAGACTGGAGGAAACCTACCGGGAGAGAAATGTACATGAAAATTCTCATTTTCGCTCCCCTAATTTTGAACACACGGGTATTTTTAGTCAAAGAGAACTTTCATATTGCTTTAAATATCTTTGATTGCTATCCTTAACGTAAGGAGATAACAATCAATGACTGCCGAACAATTCTACTACTATTTAAGAGAAAACGCCTTCATCACTAAAGAAGAATGGATCAACATCCTTCAAAATGAAGATCCTGATATACTTGTCGACTACGAAGATGAAGAGCTTTGGGCTAAGGTAACTTAAATTGGAGATCAACATGCATGAAGAACTAGAACCGCTATCCTTTGAAATGAAATTGAAAGGATGCCCTTACAGAGACTCCAGAGAGATTCGAATATTTCTTTTAGCTCAGGACCTCTACAGTGAGCTATCGGATCTAGACCAGCAAATTCGGGCTAGGCTCAAACATCATGAGGGTGTTGGTGAAGATGAAGCTAACTTCCTAGAAGAGCTTAGAAGGTCCATGGAAACCCTTCATATGATCGAATGCTAGGGAGACCGGAAGACCTACGCTGCTCTTTTTGCCAATTACCCATATTCATAGATATTGAAGAGCCTATGTATCTAATTCTAAACGCTTACTGCGCCCTTGGCTTCTGTGATCTAGTCTGTTGCAAAGAATTCATGTTAAGCCTTTCATCTAAAGATATAGAAGAGATCTACAAGGATCTATAGAGATCTACAAGGATCTATAGATGAGCCAAAAATGGAATATCAATGATTTTGATCCCATCTGATTGATTGTCTTTGTAAACTGGTCCGCTTAACATAGGCTTTTTTTTACACTCGTCACAAAGTGACTTGTAATCAGTCTCTACGCTAACGTGAAACCTGACTGCGCAAGATGATAAAACCATGCACATGAGCAAAAGTGATACTAATCTCATTTTTTAAACCCTTTTAAAGTTTTGGCAAGAGCTGCTCTTTTCTCGTTCTTTTTACCGAATTTTCCTTCGGCTGCTGCATTAAGCTTGTAAGCGGGAATATCTTTGCCTTTAGGTGTTCCTAAAGCCTTTCTTAAAGATCCGGGATTTTTTATTGCGCCCTGAACCCAATTCTTGTCTTTTGCCATTGTTAAGCCCCGTATTCTGTGATTGTAAAGTTTGAAGAGGCCACCCCTCCATAAAGTCTATTTGATGCATTACCATTTATGTAAATATCTCTTCCTGATATACTTGCTCCACATTTAATCTGATAAAAAGTTGGGGAAGTTGTTCCGGCTGTTTTATAATACTTGAATGATAAATTGATCAGCTCGCCATCCAAACATCCAATGGAGTATATGGCTCCGGCTGCACCCCCCTCAAAAAGGGCAAACGTGCCCCCAGCCGAACCTCCTTCTACAAGACACAATACCGAACATTCAAAAACAAGAACAGAGTCAGCATCAGTTGGGGTAAACGTCATGGTAAATAATTGAGAACCTTGAGAGCTTTGGGGAATTGAGTTATCAAAATCAATATTTCCCCCAAGAGTTAAGTAGGAGGTTGTTGCTGTTCTCATTTGTTGAATAACCCCACCTGCAGACCCTCCCGTGGAGTTAATAGTAATAGTAGAGCCCGATCCTGAAGTGGATGTGGATCCCGTTCCAACAACATTTATGTTATTCGCTGCCGCTGTTGCTATTCCCGAATCTGTGGTGTACGTAGTCGCTACATCCGCGGAAGCGCTGATAGTAAGTGTATCGTCAGCTCCTGAAGTGTCTATCCCCGTTCCACCTAACACATTGAGATTATTGGCAACAGGGACCGCAGAGCCGGAATCTGCCGTATATGAAGTAGCCACCACATCGTCGGCTGATATCGTTGGGTTAGCTGATACTCCATCACCATCGGCAACCGATATTCCCGTGCCTGCGGTGATTGTACGTCCGTTGAAAGTGCCTGCGCCATCATAGCAACTGACTCCCGTTTTGTCTGAATTGGTAGCATTAGCCATATTGAACTTCCTTAAGCAATCGTAAATCCAGCTCCAATAGAGGAAAGCACTTCCCAGCCACTGTTTGCTGTTATACATAATATTTCTAACGAATCTCCGACATTAAGGGAAGTAATACTTCCTGTGCCACCTGTGGTTGTGATTGAAGAGCCGAATCTTATCGATTGTCCCGCAGCTTGTTGAACTACAAACGCCCCTGCGCCTTTTCGGGTTAATCTAACTCTATCTCCAACCGATGCTGTGGTTGGAAGGGCTAAGTTGATTGAACCGGCAGCATTGGTTATATATCCATTGTTGATGGCCATGTTGGTATTGATCGCTACTTCTTGCCAAAAGATTGTTGGAGAACCTACGAGCTGGACAAACCCGTCTCCGTCAACGGTGAAGTCTGTATCATCAAAAGAAGCTATACCAGCATCGTTTTTGTCCCCTGGAGCTCCTGTAAGGGCTGTAGAGACTTGTATATCCCAATTCTCTTGGTTCGCATCCACTGAATCTTGTCTAACAAAAAGAGGAGTGGCATGAGTAGCATTTGCAACGGCAACCCCTGAAAAGTTCCAGTTTCCCGAACCATTCGGCTGGGTTGCTAGTGAATCGTCCCCTGTAATCGTAAGCGCTGGAGGAGTAACACCCCCGACAAGTGTGACAAAACCGTTAGCGTCTACCGCAAATTGAGTGTTAAGAAAGCTTGAGATACCAGCATCGTTTGAGTCAGATGGTGCAGAGGCTAAGGCCGTTGAGAGTTGAAGGTTCCAATTCTCTTGGTTTGCATCTACCGAGTCTTGAGCTATGAAAAGCGGCTTTACATTAGTTCCGTTAGCAACGATAACCCCTGAAAGCTCAATGTTACCGTTAGAATCAGGTGACGTTGTGACCGTGTCATCGCCCTTCACTGTAGTAAACGTTCCGTTTGCAAGCACCCAGCCAGTATTCCCCGTTCCTGAGTCCTTACGCCACCAGTCGCCATTTGTACTGTCAAAGCCTATTGAACCTATGTTTGCCTCCACCACGCCGTTGGGCTCCCCGTCTACGTTAAGAATAGAGATATCATCAGCCGCTTTCTGCGCTAGGTAAGCCTCTTGCGCCCCTGATAACTCTAGTCTGTATCCTTTGGAATACTGAACGTTGTTGTTAGATCCTGGCATTAGGCACTTCCTACAAATATGTATGTTGCAAGGGCTTTAAAGTTAATGGTAAGGCCAGCAACTCCCGTAACCCTTAAAATAGCGTCGTTACCGGAAACAACAAGCTCAGCGTCCGCCTCTAGTATGGCAGCTTCTTCGTCAGAGATAATATCTTGGGTGATAATGAGTGTGGCAGTCACTCCGGTAGTTCTGATTGATCCGAAGATGGTATAGGCACCCGCTGCCGGGGTAGTACTCTCGAAGGCTGAAATATAGACTTGGAAGTTGTACGTGCCTGGTTGCGCCCCTAGGTCTTGTGTGAAGAGGTCTACCGTGACGGCTCCCGTAACCGAGTCTTCATAAACACTTCTATTTGAAAGGACTATCTCTGTGTTGTTCCCAAGGTTTGGATTAGCTCTAGTGAATATTCCGTTGTCATCCTCCTCAATGGAATCAATTCCAACAACTTCCATCACCGAAGCAACAGATGTGGTCATTCCATCGTTAAGAGTAAAGGAAATGTCTGTGCCTGGTGGTGGTGGTGTGCCGGATGATGTAAGAACGCCTGCTTGTGAAATAAATTCCCCTTAAGTTTCTATGATATAGCTTCCGTCAATGTTGATAAAAAAGCTAGTATCGATGGCGAGAAGTACCTCGGTATTTCCCGTTTCCACTGTTGATAGATTTACAGTTGTCGCATTCGGAGCAATATAGGCCTGTAACATAGTATCTCCAGCGGAGTATGTAACCCCTCCGGCTCTGGTGTACAATGCTTGAAAAAGGCTTCCTGTATTTACCGAAGTAAATGGAAGGCCCTCTATCCGCATCACTCCCGTAGCATCAGCAAAGGCACTAATGTGAATGAATATACGGACAATACATACCTTGCCGAATCTTATGTAGTATCCCTGTTGAGAAACATATGTAGGTGTTCCAGGAACCCCAGACCCTTCCAAAACAGGGGTGAATGTACCCTCTTCATACTCACTTAAGGTTCCGGTGTTAGCTATTAAGCTTTTGTATGCCATTAGATTTCGTATATCCCTGTTAATGTGATGTCTCCGGCAGCTTCCCCCGCTGTTATGTCAGTAGCATTAGCGTTACTTCTAGCCGATCTGACCCATATTTGATCTTCAACTACGATAGGAACTAATGTCGTATCAGAGGTGCCAAGAGTAAACCCCCCAATTTTAAATGCTAATGGGGTGGCTTGTGTTGATGTTATCCCTGCAAATGGAATGTCTTTGATTCTAATTGTTCCTGATGATCCCGACCAAGTACTCCAAACAATTCGGAGAGATATATGTACCCAATTGTTAAAGCGTACATAGCTTCCGACTTGCGCCGCGTACCCCACTGTTCCATCTGTAACGGAAGCTCCCAATACAGGGGTGAACGTTCCTTCTTCGTAAAGGCTTAACACTCCGCCGGATGGTTCAAATGCCTTGTATGCCATTAAGCTATTATAGCTCCTCCCACTGCAACGTCCCCGGTAGAATCCATGTTTATTTGGCCAGTATTTCCAGATTGTTGACCCATGAAGGTTACATTATCATCTGCAATGATTATTAAATTAGAGAGGTCGCCATAGGTGCTTGATCCATCGGAAAGGGTAAGTCCTGAAAAGTATCTACCAAGGGCTATCGCTCCGACGGGTGATATTGGAAAGGTTCCCATCTCCATAAGCCCTGTTCCGGTATGAGCTGACCAAGTACACCGTCCATAGAGAAACACTAAATCAGAGTATCTCTTGTACGATCCGAACTGATTCGAGTAGGTGCCCGCCCCTGCGCCTGAGGTACCTATGATTGTAGGTGTCCAGCTAGCTTCAAGTACTGTTGACATTGTTGCTGTTGAAAACATCTCACCATAAGCCATTAATACACCCAGAAATCTGTACCATCGTACAGAAGGTTTATCGCTCCATAGTCCACGTTAATAACAAAAGTCGCCCCACCGTCAATCGTAGCAGCTCCGGAAGTGTCTATGGTAAGGTTCTCAGTACTGCAATCCCCCCCAATATCCTTGATTACAAAGATTTGATTAGATGACATTCCCGTTTGCTGAAGAGTTAGAGTAAAAGCCCCTCCGGTGGTGTCTACAGCTACAAAATAGTCGGTTGGGTCTAAATCATCGGTGGAAGAAACAGTTCTATACGTAACGGTAACTGGTGCCGTTAGCCCACCAGCTGCCGCATCTTGAAAAGTTGGAAGCGCTGCAGCACCATTAGAGGTTAAAACCTGTCCTGAACTACCTACGGAAGCTATTGACTGGTGGGCAGAGGTGGATGTAGTACCACCGCAGATAACAGCATAAGCTGTAGCAGAAGCTCTTCCGGACCCTCCATTTGCTACTATTACGGGGGTTTCCATTGTTACTGTTACAGTAGATCCCGATCCGGAAGTGTCAATGCCCGTTCCGCCGACTATAGAGAAGCTATTCGTCGCGGGAGTAGCAGTGCCGGAGTCTGTGACAACGGAGCCTACGACATTATCGGCGGCGTTTATGTTTACTGTGTTCCCCGCTGCGGATGTGGTTATGAGAGTACCACCTAGTAGATCTATCTCTCCAGATGAGGGTGTTGCGGAGCCCGTATTAGCTACGAACGTTTCCGCCAGTCCCCCACCCCCGTTACTGCTAATAGCACCTGCTTGTGACATTGAACTCCTAAGATGTTACGTGGTATTGAACTACTAGGTAAATAAGGCCTGTGCCAGCTGTTCCGTCAACATAGAACTGTGTCCCTGCCGGTAGATCGTTGAACTCGTCATACAGCCAGAAAGAGCCCGCTGGGCAAACGTCTATGTCATTCACCCCGTCGATTGAGACCGTAACTGTAACCGTTGAGTTATTCACCATCTTACAGATGAACGCAGAGTGTTCCAGGGGCGTTCCTAAAGCATCGTAGCCACCTGTAAGGGTAGCAGAGTTAATGCTTCTAAGGTTTTCCCAACGAAGTCGATTTGAATTAATGGCCATTTATCCCCTACTTTTTCTTAGCTTTTTTAGCCCCACGGGACTCGTCACGTCTGTCTTTGAAAGGCTGCATCTTTTTAGCCTCTTTACCACGCTTCATTCCAAGTTTTTCATCTAGTTTTGCGTTGTACTTTTGCTTTTTCATTGTTCCTCTTTAGTTTTGTCTTACTATGAACCAGTTTACGATTGAAGTATCTCCGGAGATAGTGCTAGAACCGTCGGCCGGGTCAAGTGCAGTGATAACAAAGCTTGTAGAAGCGGTTAGAGCCGTGATGGTCAAGCTTCCAAGAGCTGAAGAACTGTTTTCATCAGCACGACTTAAGAAGATTCTATCTGTTGTTGCAATGTTTGTATTAGAGACGGTTACGGTTCCGTTTGTTAATGTAGACTGTCCGAGGAAGTCGGTAACCGCTCCACCGTTCATTTGCAACTGAGTTGCCACTGACGAAAGAACAAGGTTACCGGCCACATTAACGTTTCCAGTTCCAGCTGTTAGTGTGATTCCACCTGCTGCGTCGGAAGCTGTAAGACCGATTGCGGTAGATACTGCCTCGTCAGAGGCTACTACTACAGACCCACCTACAGAACTTAGTGTAAGGTCAAGGCCGGCTCCTGTCACAGTGACGTTTGAGGCTGCGGCTCCGTCGATAGAGAATGCATCTGTTGTATCGATTGTGATACCACCTGTTCCCGCATCAATGTCAATCCCTCCGTCTGCGGCAGAAGCCACGATTCTAATAGCATCGGCAACGGCTGCCTCCGAAGAATCAATATTGATCTCAAGAGCGGCGTTGATATCTATACCCCCCGCAGCGGTTTGAATGTCGATAGCGTCTGTAGCCGCCTCTTCAGCGTTGATGATGACGCTTCCGGCTGTTGAATTGATGGTTACGTCAAAGGCGCCTGTTGCGGTGAAGTTAGAAGCCGCCGCGGCATCTAGAGAAATTCCCCCTGTTGTGTCAACGATTACCCCAGCTGTTCCGGCGTCAATGTCGATTCCTCCCGCTGTTCCTGAGGCTGTGATATTGATAGAATCCGCCGATTCTAAGGCCGAGGAAATTGTAACTCCTCCAACATCTGAACCAATGTTAATAGAAGCTACCCCGGTACCTTGGTCGGCATGGATTCTGATTGTCTCAGAAGTACCTCCGTTAGCTCTAATATAGATTGCCTCGGCTGCATTCTCTGTAGCTGTGATATTAACAGAACCACCTGTGTTGATAATGTCGATATCTTCAGTGGCTGCACCAGTTGCCAAGATGTCGATACCCCCGGCAGATGCAGTAAGTACCATAGCATCGGCAGCGTTCTGAGAGGTTGAAATCGCAATTTGACCAACACTCGTCGCGGTGATACCACCGGCGGGAGCGGCTAAAGTAAGAGCATCTGCGGCAGCTTCTCCACCGGAGATATTAACCGAACCAGCAGTATTAACAATGTCAATGTCTTCACCGGCTGCACCGGCAGCAGTTAAGTCAATTCCACCAGCTGAAGCGTTCATCACGATAGCCGTTGCAACGTTTTCCCCAGCAGTAATGTTTACAGAGCCTGAAGTATTTGTAATGTCAATATCCTCAGCAGCTCCACCGGCAGCGGTAATGTCGATACCCCCGGCCGAAGCGTTGATCACGATAGCGTCAGCCGCGTTCTCAGAAGAGGCAATGTTGATTTGGAGAGCAGCATCAGCATCGATACCCCCGGCAGCAGAGAGAAGAGTGATTGCGTTGTCGGCTGCTTCTTCACCATTGACGATCACACGACCAGCATCAGAAGACAGTGTAAGGTCTACCCCGGCCCCTGTAACGTCGAAAAGGGATGCAGTGTCAGAGGTCATTGAGATAGCGCCTGTAGAAGCGAAAGTAACCGCTCCGGAAGCGTCTAGAGTTGTGAATGTACCGGGATGGTTGCCAGAATCAAGAAGGGCCGCTGTCTTCAGAGGGGTCATAATGTCAGTGTCATTAGTCCCTGTCTCTGCTTCTGCGGTAGTGGCAAGCTGGGCGATACCCTTGGTAACTTCAGTAGCATCTGGAGCCCCGGCAATTGCCACCAGGCCAACTGTGTACGGAGTCATGGCAATAGTATCATCGGTACCGGTGGTAGCCTCTGCATCGGTCGCTATACGAATGATTCCCGCTGTCGTCTCGGTAGCTGCTGCGTTACCGCCTGATTGCCACGTTTGCCCGTTGAAAGTGTAAAGAGTGTAAGGATCAGTAGATCTATCAACGTAATTTTGTCCCGCTTCCCCTTTCAAGTTAGTAGAAGGTTCCCCTTCTCCGTACAATGCGCCTTCAGGAACTTGAATTAGTCCCCCCATCCCGTATGCTAGTGCCATGATTAACTCCCTTAATTGGATTTTAACCCTTATTAAAGTCTGTAAAGAGAGAACAATCAAGGTTCGTAAATTGGAATGACATTTAATGTATTATGATGCTAACGTTCCACTATGCAAGAGTGGTACTCCATACAGATGTTCGCAAAGCTTGTTGGCGTTCACCCTAATACGATAAGAAACGGGATAAGAAATGGAAAGATCCACGCTGTTGACCATGGAACAAGAAATAGGAAGTATTGGCGTATTCACTACAAAGAGGTGGAGCGTATGGGAGTGTTTTCTTTAAGAGAGTGGAGAGAGAAGATATAGATTTCTTTCAAAAAAGAGGGGCAATGGCGCCTTGTCTACAGGTCAGTAACATTTAGGGTTATTCTTGGTCCTCGCGGATACCAAAGCCGGTTTAATGGCTTCCCATAGCGCCTGCACGCTTGGAGACTAACTCCACGGCTCTCTCCCGTTCCCCTCAAAACATTCCATTTACATGGGTCCATTCAATAATCTCTTCGAGATAAGCCCTTAGCTCTTCAGAGGTAAGCTCTTCGTCCTCGTTAACACCTTTACCAAGAGCCTGCATCGCAAGCCCTCTAATCTTCCATAGAGCTGTAAAGGCTTCCTGCGAGTTAATGAAGCGGATGATATCTAGGTTGTCATCCTCGGAAGTGACTGTGAATTTAATCTCGTAGTCCATTTTACTCATCTTTCTTCGCCTTCTCTTGCATTTCTCTTAGCTGATCAGTGATAGCCTTGAAGCTGTTGATGGTTTCCTTTGACACCTCGATCTCTTGAGGCGTATCTCTTTGTTGCAATCTATTCTTACCAAGCCAAATTAACATCATGCAATTCTTATCAAAAGCTAAATCTTGTTGCGTAGTTAGTAACCTTAAATCGCCTCTAGCTCTATTTTTAGATCGTAGCTCTGCGAAAGTCATCCCCAGATCTTCTTCACATCTTCGATAAAGTGTTTTTTCATGAATCCCTATGGCTTCGGCACATAAAACCCCCGTAGCGCCATTATAAAGCCAAACTTCTAATTGTTCCCAATCTATCGGTGTCCCTTGTCGTTTTTTTTCACGTTGGGCACTCTTTTCTTTTTCTCTTGGTGTTCGTGGTTTGGTTGGTACGCCTCTGGGCATAATTAACCCCCTTGATTAAGGCGATTGTAGAGTTTAACAGCTTCATCCTTAGCTCTAGCTATGATTTCATCGAGTGTAAGAGTGTGATCGATATCAGCGATTTCGAGGTCTATGGTAAGAGTAGACTTAACAGCGAGAGAGTTGAGAGCTTGTACCATTTCAAATCTAGCGAAGGTTTTCTCTTTTTGCTCTTTGATATCTAGAAACTTAAGATTTAGCATACATGTAGAGTACCAAGAAGAGTGTAGGAGGTCAAGTTTTATTTGTGTATGGAATTCTTTTTTGTTGCCGTAAATATATCACATGGTTTATGATTAAGTCAGAGCCAACAACAAGGGGTTATGGTGGTACTAATGAACGAAGAAGAATGCAGTAAATTAGCAACAGATCTGTTGTTTCGTATCAATATCCTGCTACATGAGAATCTTGGTGAAGATGGTGGGCACATGGTGGAAGGGATCTTGGGATCTCTTTTGATAGCTAATGTTCTGAATAGGGTGGAAAAGGGTGATCGTAAGAACTTGTTGAAACACCTATTTGTTGTGATCTTGGAAATGATGGAGTCCTATGATGAAGGAGGAAAAAATGAATAAAGAACTGATAGAGAATATATTACACCAAATCACGATAGACGAGTCGTTTTTTGGAGAAGGCTTCATCAATAGCTGGGTAGACTTTGCGAGCTTTCGTAGGGCCTACGAGGATACTACATGGTCTGAAGAGGAAACGGAGACCTTGAACCTGCTATTTCTTTTAATGCGCCGTGGGATCTGTGTTCAGAATCTCTTAGAATGGGCCTAGACTGGCCTACAATCGATTAACAGGGGTCTACCTATACCAAGCCCCTTTTCTTTTAAATCCTTCTAAGGCCCTTATTCGTAATCTCTCAGATCTCTTGAGTCAGTGATTGAATTGGTGTTTGCTAGAGAATTTTTTTGTTGGTGGAATTAGATACAGCTGTTCTTTAAAAAAATTATTAGGGGGTATTTTGCTTACCGTTACGTCGTTCATTTTCGGAATCTACCGTCTCGGGTTCCTACGACCCCTTTAAAGGGGGAGGGCGAGGGAACCCCGCCGAGAGGGTGCGTATATTTCGAAACATACTCAACCTCTCTTAGTGCCCACCTCTTCCCCACACGCTGACGCTGGGGGGTGGGCTCGAGATGAACAGTTACGTAATACCCCCTAAATATATCAAATTTTGAATTGTTGTCAAGAAAAAAACACCCCTCTAATGAGGGGCTTAATCCAAGTGAGTTAAGATATCATTCGATTAGAATGGAACATCCCCATCATTTGGAGGGGGTAAGTTAGGAAGGTGGGAAGACTGCGACAAACTGTCATACTCCTTGATTGCAGCTTCCTTGGCATGTCTCAAAAACTCCTTCTTAACCTCTGGATCTTCGAAGGTAATCAAGGGAAAGTACTCCTTCTTTCCATCCTTCTCAACCATCTCATCGGGAAGTGATACCCACTTCCCTTTTCCTGAGTCTAGTAGTCTCATCTTGCGAATAATTACCTTATTGCTAAGCTCAAGATCAAATCCAGCCAATAGTGAGCCCTTGTTCACTAATCTCATTTTCAATATTCTCATAATTCCTTAGTCCTTTGTATTTTGTATTTGGGAAAGAGAACAATATCTCCCGACTTGAGATATACAAGAACTGACTCTTGTCCTCTTTCCTTCATTAATTGATCTCGGTAAGACTTCATCTTTCCAAGCTTTTCGATAAATTCGTCACATTTAACGAATTTCTTTGCATCGTCGTACAGGGAATCTTTAAGAACTATTCCCTTACTCTTAACCCTAATAGGCTTGTGGGAGACAAGAAACTTACATTCATCTTCACTGAACCAGGGTGCAAGAGAAGCGGCATATCTGTGCCAATTTTCTCTCTCGCTATTGTTTCTCTTAGGATAAATAACCGCCCTAGGCTTCTCTTTGATCTTATTCATCTCTTTAATCTTATCCATCAAGAGATTAAAGGCGCTTCTAGCTCCCACCACCTCTCCATTCACTACCTGTAGGTCAAACTTAATCCGAAGGCTCTCAAAGTCTCTATCACCATTGCTTCTCAGCTCTTTCCGCTGCTTTTCTGTACAATAAAGGTAGTTCCGGCATCTATGGAATTTAGTGAGGGTAAGTTCTAGCTCACTCTGTTTATCTCGAAGATCTTTCCCTATTACAATATGACAACGTCCGAGTGGAACGCTGCATTCTGTCTCTGTTTGGATTGAGATACAATCGTATTTTTCCTTCTTACCAAGTAAACTCTTTATTATCTTTTCCATATTCTCTATCCTCCTTTTTATTATCGTCAGATTTTTCTAGTTTTCCAAAATTACTACTCATACTATTTATTTCAACTTTATACGGCTTCTTGAATTTAGGATGAACCATCCTATTCTTCTCGGTTTTTATCTTAAATCCTCCGGTAGGAGTTCCGTTTATCCTAAAAAGCGACTGACAATCAATAGTGAGCATTCCCATATCGCCTCTAATCTCTCCTTTTTTGTTGGCGTGTGTAATAAGGATCAGCGTTTTGCCCGTTCTTTTTAATTTTCCAAACCACCTGGATAGTCCTTGGTTTTCCATATCCCTTTTTCCGTAATGTTCCGTACCTGTGTCAGTTGTTAAAGTAAAATAATTATCAAAAACTATTACATCATATCGATCGATAATAGGTTCTAATATTTTTCTGCAAACATTATAGTTTAGATTTATATAATTTAAGCCACCTTGTTCTATTTCTTCTTTAAAAATACTATCAAAAGGTTTTTGTGGAATAACTTCTTTACCTTTTTCAATAGATCGTTCCAGTATATTAGACATAAAAATATAGAATTCAGTTCTAGACATCTCCCCATCTAATAGCAAAACGGATCTAGGTTTTGTGCAAATAAAGTCTGTAAAGTTTTTTCCACAGATCAATGAATAACACACTTCGTATACAAACCGCGTCTTTCCTTGACCTTCAGAAGCATAGATAATATTAAGGGAATTTGTGTGTAGAAAGTTTTCAAATACCCAATCCAGAGGAGGGGGGGGGGTTTCAAAGACGGATTCAAGTGAGACCGGACTATATTTTTTGTTTTTCAATTGATCTCTTACCCTTGAAAGGCCTTCATTCACATGAATATCGTTGAAGTCTTTCCCGCTCTTGGTCTCTGGATAAATAACGGGCAAGCTTCCATACTCTGCTCCCTTATCCCCTGCTATTATAATTTCTCTATCCGGCTCAAAGGCCTGATAAAATTCATAGACAGAAGGTATTTTTGTAAGTCCGAACGCGCAGACAACCGAATCGTTTTCAAGGGCCATTTGTATGCTAGCTGCTGTGGCGAACCCCTCAGCTATAATAATTCTGGAATCTTTAGAGGGTTCTTTAAGAACAAAAAATCCATTCATCTTGCATCCAAAGGCGTTTTTTTTTGTCCCTTCCGGATCTATTGATTGATAGCTGACAAGGGAACCTCCGGGAGAATAAACGGGAACGAGCAATTTTCCTTCATTTACTCTGGTTCCAAATGCTTCGATTTTTTTTCTTTCAAGATACGAATGACCCCCTTCTTTTGATTCATTCCAAATGGCCTGAGCCTTTTTTAGGGCAGCCTCACTAGCTTCCTTTTCTGCTTTATTTCTTTTTTTTCTCTCTTCCTTTTCTTTGGGAGTTTCTTCTTCTACCTCAGAAAAATCGCTTGGATTTATCTTTAGTGAATCGCAGATCTCCCAAAAGGAGCATCCCGCGAAGCAGTGAATAGACAGTTTTCCATTGTCCAATTCGCTTACTATTAGGCTGGGGCTTCTATCGTGATGGGCGGGACATAAACAACCATATCCGCTAGGAAACTTTTTAGGCTCACGCCCAACAGTGTCGGCAATTTTATCAAGTAATTGTTGTAATTTCATTTGACTCCTTTAAATCGACTTGTATCAACCTAAAAGAGCTTGGACCAAATTGATAGATATGGTAAACTCTTGACAGATTGATAGATTGATTTTAGGGTCTAGCGTAAGCGACGGCCCTTTTTTTTGTCATTAAATATCTACTTCACTACGCTACAACTTTAGCATATCAATCGCTTTCACCTCTCCATTCGTGGCCTGCTCAATCATCTTAGCCAGGGGTACGCTTGGAATCTTTGTTCCTGCTATTACATATACTATGTACTTATGATGCATGGTCTTAGGTAAAAGACGGGTAAATTGTCTTGCGGTCAGCCCCTTTCTGGAAACCCAAGCTTGAAGGGGGGTTTTTGCATCCTTTTCAGGCGGTTGGCAAAGTGTCATGAGTACCTCTTTGTTAAACTTATATTGTAGGCCGAATCTTTTTTCATGTAAAGGAATAAAAGATATTGCCATAAATAATCCAGAATGCTAACATAATGTCAAACAGGAGGAAAATATGCACAAAGAAACTTATTGGGCCATGTGCCGAGAAGATGACTACCACAGAGAAGAAGCGGAGTGCCAAGGCTGCATTAAGCTTGAAGAGAAGATGGAACATACCCAAGACCATTTAGAGGCCATGTATGAGTGTATGGCCCTTGGGGATCTCGCGGGCTTAGCGTTTCACCTAGAAGAAATTAGAACCGGAGGAAAAAATGAGTGATGAAATGAACATTTACGAAGCTCTTGCGGGGCTTCAGCACGATATCGGGATCATTCCCAAGAACAAGACCGTGGACATTGGGAAGTTTAAGTTCTCCTATGCGGACCTTACCTCGATCCGCGAGTCTATCCGGGAGCCTCTCTTTACATGGGGATTCTCTGTATCGCAGATCATTGAGGACAATGTTTTGATTACCGTTCTTTTTCACAAGTCCGGAAAGGAGATCAGATCTTCTGTTAAGATTCCTCCATATCCCGATTTAAAGGCCCTTGGAGCGTCTTTAACGTATCTACGAAGGTATTCCCTTGCCTCGATGCTTAATCTCGTCTCAGATGATGATTTGGATGTTTTGCCCGAAGAGGCTGCAAAAACGGCCTTTTCTAGAAGATTGGTATCTCAGGATCAATTGAAAGTTTTATATGAAGAGCTCCATGTATGTGGAGAGGAGTATACTAATAAAGTCCTGACCAGTCTAAAAAGCGCCTATCAAATAGTAGACCTAAAGGAAATGACTCAAGATCTCTATAACCGAGTTTTGAAAGCAGCAAAAGAATATGGAGAGAAAAAATGACAAGGCCATCATTACTTCCATCATGGAAGGGAGAAGAAAAAAAATCTTTAAAGATTAGGATCTTATCAAGAATAAGTATTAATCAAAAAGGGTGTTGGTTATGGAAATTATATAAAAATAAACATGGATATGGATTGATTAAAATTAAAAATAAGATGTCTTTAGTTCATCGCGTTACTTATTCTCTCTGGAAAAAAGACCCTGAATATAAATGCGTATTGCATCATTGCGATATACCGGAGTGCTGCAATCCAAAACATTTATTTCTAGGTACTCCTAATGACAATGTTCAGGATATGATAAAAAAAAATCGAATTTATGATCGGCGAGGGGACAAAAACCCTCGAGCTAAAATTACAGATAAGGAAGCTAAACAAATGTTAATTTTAAAAAAAGAGGGTAAATCTCCTAGAGAAATTGCTTATATAACAAAACACAGTTTTTATTCTATAGAAAATATAGTTTACAGAATAACCTTTAAACATCTGGAGGAATTATGACCCAGAAACTATTAATCGGACTTGCAGCTATAGACTTTGTATTCGTCATCTATTTGCTTATTCTCTACAGGCGCATTGCCAAGCAGACGAAGGCGATTACCCCCCAAGTACTCCCTCGCAAGAAGAGAGGAGGGTACAACACCGTGGGCAAAAAACTAAAAGAGGAGCCTAAAAGGACAACGGTTAGGAAAAAGAAAAAGGTGTATCTCACAAGGGAGCAAGGAGAAGAGCTTAAAAGGCTGTTTTCTCTTGGAAGAACTAAAACATCTTTAGCTAAAGAGTTTAACATTTCCCATTCCTACGCTTGCAGAGTGTGCAACAAGAGCAACCTTAAGTTTAAAGGAGAAAATTGATGGATTGGCTTCAATTTACGATACTTATATTCACATTACTTGGAACAATGTATTACACCAACCAGAGAATAGATGCATATGACGCAGTGCGAAAGAAAAGAAATCAAGAATGGAAATCTCTTGAAGATAAATATATAAAAGAAATTTTAAAATTAAAGGATGAGGGTGAAAATTAGGACACTCCCACCTCTAACAGAGGAAGAAAAACATAATATTAAGATTCGAATCTTGACTAAAGTTAATATTTCTCCTAAGGGATGTTGGGAATTTTTTGGATGTAGAACTAATTGTGGTTATGGAGGGATAGAGGTTAAAAGAAAAAGTTACCTTTGCCATCGAGTTACTTTTTATCTCTGGAAAGAAAATCCAAGCGAGATGTGTGTGCTTCATAAATGCGATAACCCAAGTTGTTGCAATCCACATCATCTTTTTCTTGGATCCCAAATGGATAATGTATGGGATATGAAAAAAAAAGATCGGGGGAATGATCTAAATAAAGGTCAAAAAGGAGAGATTCATCACCACTCTAAATTTACAGGCGATAAGATAAAAGAAATTAGAAAAAAATATACCCCTAGAATATATACGATGAAAATGCTGGCAAATGACTATGAAGTAAATAAAAATACGATATGGAAAATTATAAATAGAAAATCATGGAAACATTTAAAGGATTAGTATGTTGGTAATAATAGAAACTGTGGCAATTTTATTAGGATTTATCGTCCTCGGAGCTCTTTTCGGGGATTAATCAAAAGGAGAATAATATGGAAATTTTAATTATGTTTGGGTCAGTTATTGGTTGGTACGTGTTTTTTTGTCTGATGGAAGGATCTCTTTAGCATCGACAGAACGAATAGTCTCGGCTAGTTCCTCATCGATATTCTTAACCTCATCTGCCAATTCATTGATGGTCATTTGAGTAACACCTAATGATCTTTTACTAATACCATAGGATAATTTTTTGGAAATATTTTTTAATTTTGGATTAATTATCATTTCCCTGGCTAATTTAGTCAAAATATAAGCGGGGACTCCTATTTTTAAGGCCCCCATGGGAGTTCCTTTTAAAATGTAGCCAATAACGGCAGCCGGACCTTTTAAATGACTAAAAAATCCCCAATCTCCCGGCTTCATTATGTTTCTAACTTCTTGATAGTTAGAATATGCGTCATTAACATTTTTAAAATCTTTAGCAAACTCAGGATCAATATTTTCCAATCCTTCCATAATTGGTTCTTTAAGCCTTTGAAGCTGCTTCTTCTTTCCTTTAAAGGCTTGATTGATATCTTGCCAAAGATTGATCATATCGCCGGCTGATCGAGGACTGTTATAAAACTCTTCAAGATCTCCCTTTATAGATTTTCTGATTTCCACAGGAAAGGAATCATTAATTACGTTTAGCTTTGATTCCATTAGATTTCTTTCTGCCGTCCCTAATACTGCATCGGCGGCGGGACTTTCCTTAAGGGTTTCGTAAACGCTTCCTAGGCCTTCTCCGGTAGCTTCTAAAATTGCCTCTGCCTTTCCTTTTTTACTGGCAATTTTACTTATCCATTTTTTTGCAGACCCTGGTTTAGATAAAGCAATAGAGGCCTGCTCATCAGGAATATTATACTTTTTAAAGAACTTCATCATTTGAGCTTCGGCAGCATTTTTCGGTTGAAGCCCTTTTTTTGTTTTTAATCCAGCGGCTGCCATTCCCCCCAATCTAGCCGCAGCCTTTACTCTGGGAGAGGCCTCCGTCGCCTCTAATCCTTCTTCAAGTCCTTGGAATCCAGTCATTGTTGCCATACCGGCCGGACCAAATGGCGCTCCCTGAGAAGCGGCCATTATATACCTATCAAGCGCTGTTGCTTCCTCATCAGTCATAGATTTTCTAATATCCTCTGTTTGAGGAAGATACTCAGATGCAGTATCCAAACCTTGAAATATTTGTCTCATTGTTGGATCCATTGTCTCATAAGAAATTTCTCCATCCTCTCCAGTGAACAGAGTTTGAATTTGTGAAACTACCGATTTTGGAAGTTGTGTCAATGCGTGAGGCAGACCTCCAAGACCACTAATGATATCGGTGTAATAACGCTGCATATCTTCTTTAGTGCCTGGATGAAAGGGAGAGGGTCCAAGCTCTTTAATAGGAACTTCTTTACCACGAATAAAGAAGGTTTGACCTTCATCTCTTTCTAACTCTTTTTCTTTTAGCATCTCATCAAAAGACTTTCTCTTAGAAGAGGAAGTCATCTTAGCGTCAAGCATTTCTTGGAATGAAGGCATTACAGTTTAAAACCCATTTTTTTAGCTATTCTTTTTGCTTTCTTAGGATCTTCTCCAGCCTGTTCCCAAATTTTATCAAACTCCTCTTGAGTAAGCTCTTTACCTGGACCTTGGGACTCCATTTCAAACTCCTCTTCTATTATTTCATTTCCAGAAGCTTCATAAATAGAGTTTTCGATGATCTCTTCCATAGCATCAAGTACGCCTTCCGATTCGGCATCCGTAATAGAAGAGTCATATAATCTATCGGCCAGAGTTTCAAATTCTAGTCTGTTTCTGATAGGAATAGTAGTAGACAGTTGAATTAAAGATTTACCTAGTTGTTCATAAGAACCTTTATCTCTCGCCGTCTCTCCTCCAAAATGATGAAGTCCTCCTTTTACATAGACTCCTAAGTTACCTTTTGCCCGAATCTCTCTCATTTTATTAAGTCTTTCTTTGGCGCCTTCTAGTTGGCGAACTTTTTCTTCCGACTTGATTTCCTCTTTGCTAGGTCCTTTTTTCTCACCCTTCAAACGCTCAATTTCCATTCTCCCTTTTTGATCAAATTCCTTCTGTTCCATTCTCCCTTTTTGTGAAGATGCCTCTTTAAGAAGATCCCTTCTCATATCAGGTGATAACCCCTTAAAATCATTTGGGTCTCGTCCGGTCATGTCTCCCAAAAGCTTGTTAACTTGCTCATCTTTTTGAGCTTGTTCCCTTGCTGCCATGAGATTGACAATCCCCTGACCTCCAGACTGTGCAGCTCCGCCTAAGCCCATTGCGATTCTCTCTCCAAAAGAAGGTTGTTCTAAGTTTGTTAAAGTCCCACCATACGCCATTTAACGTCCTCCTGCGAATGCATTGCCAAATCCAGATCCAATATCATGCCCAAACTTAGCCCCTTCTAATCCACCGTACTTTGCACCAATTGCCGCCCCGGCAAGTGGAGCTATTCCCCCAACTGCATGTTGCCACCACTGCTTTTTAGGCTCGACCAAGAATTGCTCGTTAGGGTCTTGTCCTAAAATTTGATTACTAAGTCCAATCATATCCTTGATAGCCTGGGATTGCATCTGCCCTCGTTGAGCCGCTAAGCTCTCTTGCAATTGGCGAGCTTCCATGCCCCCTGCGATTTTGAATCCGCTTGAGTGCCTGCCTGACATGCCGGCTCCAGAGAACCGTGAGGCCATGTTTCCCATGGTGCCGGAAAAGTCCCGTAGGTTTCTCCGTTCCATCTCTTCCATGAGCTGAGGATCCCCTTGAGCCATTCTGTAAAGATAACTATTCGGGTCTAGTAAGCCGAATTGCTGTTGATGAAGTTTCATTTGCTGCGGAGTGTATTTCTGGAATTGTTCTACATTTCTGCCGCCGACTTTCTGATGATTCATATGCCTCCGCCGTTTTAATTCATTCTAATCGAGACTGACGGAAAGAGCAAATATGAAAAAAGCCCTCCAAAGAGGGCCACACAAGAAAGGAGAACAATGAAAATTTAGCTTACTTTTACACACCAAGAGGAACTTGGCTTCTTACGGTACAATTCTATATCAATTCCCTCTTCTATCAAAACCTTTTCTATAGAAATTGTATCCAATGTTCCCTTACGGGTTTGTAGGAAAATTGTAACGCCATGGGCTTTTGTAGGCTTGCCGTGTGAAAGGGTAATAAGAGCTTTCTTAAGTTGTTTTTCTTCCTCTTCAAGCTTCCTTTTTTCCTCCATGACTTGCTGAAGTGCTAACGCTTTGATTTGCCATTCAGGCGAGACTTTTTCTTGGTAGTCTCCCGCACTGTATTCCGGCATCTCACCTTCTTCTATACATTTCCAAAACTTTTCCAGTTTCTCAAGCATACGGGCAATGTACTCCTCGTCTCTTTTTACAACATGGAGAATGTAATCGCCTTCGCAGTCTCCAGTGGGGAAATATATGAAAAGATAGACAAAGTCAGCTTCTGCAACATACATTTGGTGCTGAAGTTGACCGTAATACTCGGGAGGGACTTTATTACTCATCTTCATGTCAAAGAAACGGTCCTTAGAATGTGGACACTTGATTTCTACAATCTCACCATCGCAGGACACTCCGTCAAAGCTAGCGCTTATATAGGGGAGATTGCTAGATTCCGCACATAGAGAAGGGAACGACTTCCCTTGAATTTCCTCGAATCTCCGACGAGCTTCGCTCTCCGTCTTAGCTCCATGCATCATAGCGGGTGAAACGTAGTTAGAGGGCTCAATACCCATCTTCTGCTTCCAAAGCTTAATTGGCGTTGAGTAGGGAGACTCTCCCATAATGATTGGCGTTTCACTTGCTCCAAGATGTTCGCTTCTCCAGACATCCCATTCTGGGATTGATTGCATTAAATTAATTATTCTCATTGTACACCTCCTTAGTGTTTGATATGATCATAGCAAGTTTATATATTTACGGCAACATAAAAGATGACACAAGATCCTTTTTCACCAAAGCAGATGGAATTCATTGTAAACTCCACTGCTAAATGGAATTTAGCCCATGGGTCCGTCCGTACTGGAAAGACCGTTTGCACCCTATTCCGCTTTTTACAAGCTGCCTATGAGTGTCCCGATAGCCAAATATTCATGGTTGGACACACTTCGGATACCATCTATCAAAACGCTATACGTCTTATTTTAGAAAGCCCTCAGTTTGAGATATTTAGACCATTTTGCACCTGGTTCGCGGGTAAAAGGCAACTAAAGATCTTTGATAAGACTATCCAGACATTGGGAGCGAAAGACGAAGGGTCTATAGGACAGTTTCAAGGGAAGACCTTTAGCTTGGTTTATTGCGATGAAATGACGCTGTACCCCGAGTCTATTATCGACATGATCGATACAAGGCTTTCTATGCCCCATTCTGCGGGTTTTGCGTCCATGAACCCATCCCACCCTAACCACAAGGTTAAGAAGTGGATCGATAAGGCAGAACAAGGGGATAAGAACTATTATCAACTTCACTTTACCTTAGACGATAACCCTTACGTGGATGATTTCTATAAGGAAAGGATAAAGTCTTCGCTAAGTGGTCTTTTCTACAAAAGGAACTTCCTAGGGCTTTGGTGCCTGGCGGAAGGGGCTATCTTCGACTTCTTTGACGAGGCTATCCATGTGGTTGAAAGACCTCCAACAGCTGCCGAGTACTGGATTGCTGGTATTGACTATGGGACAGCTAACCCTTTTGCATGTGTACTCGTAGGGGTTAATACAGGTCATTATAACCAATTAGGGAGAAAATGGTGGGCGGAAAAAGAGTATTATTGGGATCCAAAAATTACAGGTAGGCAAAAGACAAACTCAGAGTTTGCCGATGATGTTGTAGAGTTTCTAGAACCCTACGGGGTAAGAGCGGTTTATCTGGATCCTAGTGCTCAAGCCTTTCAAATTGAGCTTCAAAGAAGAGGGTTACATGTAGTTCATGCAAATAACGAGGTCGCAGACGGCATCCAATTAGTCTCACAAGAAATCCAAAGAGGTAATTTTGTTATATGTGAAGACTGCCCTAATTTGATTAGGGAAGTTCAAGGCTACACGTGGGACCCGAAGTATGCAGAGAAGGGAATCGACAAGCCTTTAAAGATTGCTGATCATTCTACGGATAGTTTACGATATGTAATAGCTTCCCATAAAATAGTAAATTATAATAACGATCCTCATGATTCTACCAACTATATGCAAAATAGATTTAGAAAAGGTAGGTTTTAACCAATGGTCTCCTTAAAATTGTAAGTTGAAAGCGCAAACCCACCCATCTAAAAACCAAAAAACCTAGCACTGGCGCATTTAGCACTCAATCCTTTAATATTGCAAATTCCAGGAGGCGCTTTGAATTTATTATCTACCTATGACTTAAAACCAAATACGGGAAATATTAAATATTGGATGGAGTCGGTAGCTAAAAAGCTAAAACCAGTGGAGCAAGCTCGCTGGAATCAGGCCCATATCGACACTCTTTTCTACGCAGGGGCACAAGACTTCGTTAACTCTTTCTTTAACTTCACCCCCACATCTTCGTTTAATTCCTACTACTTCAACTTGATACAACAGCCCATAAACATGATTACTGGGTACCAGAGGCAGCACAGAAAGACTCTTACCTTTCAGGCTACTAGTGGGGGAGATCCGCAAACGACCGATCAGTACACTAAATTAATAATGCAACAGTGTCTGGACAACGGCATTTATAATAGCTTCTCTAAAGCCTGCGAATTGTCTGCTATTTCTGGTAAGGTTCTTATCCAACCTTACCTTGATTTTCTTGGCAAAGACCCCCTGCAAGGGGAGCTTAAGCTAAAAGTCTGGGAATATAATTCTTTCATGGTAGATCCCTACTACCGTAATGCGGACATGTCAGATGCAAACATGGTGTGGTGCCAAGAGTTCTTATCGAAAGAAGAAGCCGCCATAAGATTCCCTCATGAAGAGGATAAGATCCGCAACATGACTCCAGCAAGTGCCCAGAATCAAAACTTTTACTTTTTACCGGAGAACTACGGACAGACTAGGAGCGATTTGCTCATTCTTAGCTACATTTGGTACAAGGCTAGAAG